GGGTTGTAATATATCAACACTATTACTTATAACCTGTTGTTGTAAGAAGTATTTTTTTGCATTCTCATATTCAAATTTAATTAAACCTATTCCATATTTAACATTCATTTTTACAGTTTTAATTTCAACTAAATACCATAAACAATAAGCCATTCCTGCATGAGTATAATTAAAGTTGTCTTTATAATCTCTTATCTGCTTGAGAATCATCCCATTCATAACATCTAATTCAAAATATTTCAATATTGTATTTATTAAATTAGTATACTCATTATTTTCTTGTACTTTTAAGTCATAGCATTTCTTACAATATGTTTTTCCAGAGTATGTGAATTTTTCTTCCTTTGTTATTTTTGCTTCGCAACCTTTGCATGTTGATAATCTTGCCAATTAAAACCACCTCTTTTTAATAAAAATAGGTAGAGTTATATTCTCTACCTATTTACTTTTTATTATTTTATATCATGCTTACTACATAATGCTTCTAGTTTTAATACAACAACTTTAGCCAAATCAATCTGTGCAGGTACTAAACTATCAAACATTTTTGCGTTACCTTTTTCATCTTGACCAATATTAATTTTAAGTATATTCATAGCCTCATCCAAGTGACCTCCGTTAGCTAACAGTCCACCTAATTCTAAACCTTTATTTTTTATTGTTTCAAAATCATCAACGGTTACTTCTTCAAGTGCTGATTCCTGTGTTAATTCAGATTTATCATACTTTGAAGCAAATAGTGTCTCAAGATTATCTTTTATTTTAGATATGTACATTGTATTAGGTAATCCAAAAGTATCTTTTAATTCAGTATCAGTATCAGTTTTTCTAAAAGTTACTAATCTATCTGAATGTATAGAATCCTTTGATTTAGGGTCTAAATATACTTTACCTACTAAGAATGCTTCTTGAAATATTTGTGCTTTAGTTGTATCTTTTAATTTTGTTTCATTTGTTGTTTTTTTACTTATAATATCAGTACGTACATAAGACCTGTGCTGTAAAATGAACTGGGATTCCTAAGTTTCTTATTTCACTTACTATTCCTATAGTTGCATTTAAATATCTTTTACCCTTACCAAAACTTAAATCTTCTATTATTTCAACTTCTTTATTTGCTGAATGATATCTACTAGCCATCTCTTCAAATTTATCTATACTATCAATTACTACTCCACTAAAACGTTCTCTTACCTTTGGATTTTTTAATTGATTAACTATTGATACAACCTCATCTATTGAATAAACTCTTTGTGCTATAATATGTTGTATAGCCTTTGCTCTATCTTCAAACATTATAAACAATGGTACTTTTCCTTTAGGTGATACAGACCTCAAATATCTATTCAAAGAATCTGTTTTTCCATCTCCTGTTGCTCCAACAAAAACTACTGGATAACCACTAAAATCTGTACTAACCTTATTTTCTTGTATATTTAATAAATCTATCATAATTTAATCTCCTTCAAATTTTATTATTTTGTAATTATTTTTATATTATTGTATTAGTGAGTGAGCTAAAAATTATATACTCACTCACATAAAACTGTATGTATTATTTTTGTGCAAAAGGATTAGCAAATGGGTTACTTGTAGGAGTTTGACCAGTAAATGCTGTAGCTGGTGCTGAATTAGCGTTTGATTGTCCTTTCTTTTTATTCTTAACTTCTTCTAAATGCAATCTTCTTTTAGATTTTGCTGTATTATATTCTTCATCAGTAAGTTTTAAATCATATATTGTTCCTAATGGTGAACCACCACATACTTCATTTCTCTTTTTAGTGAGTGTAACTGTTTTTACTAAATCTGCACCAAATGCTTGTTTTTCAGTTATTGTTTCAGAAACCTTTGTGTTTATAACTGTTCCACTTAATTTAGCTGTTCCATCTTGATAGAATCCTACACTTCCGAAAGGTGTTACTAATGCTTGAGGGATAACAAATTTAACTGGGATTATTGTTCCGTTATATCCAATAAGGTCTAACATTACTATTCCATTTCCTGTTGCTCCAGATTTAAATACTTCTTCACCCATTTTTGTTATAATACCTGTAACTTCATATGTAGCAACCTGTGGTGTGATTTCAATTTCTTGAGGAGTTAATCTATTAGCAAATTTACCTCTAATTTTAGAATTTGAAATTATACTTCCCTCTTTCTGACTTACAAAATCATTAGCTGAAAATTCTCCGAATCCTACAGAAACTACATCAGGTGTTTCACTATTTTCAAGTGATTGATATTCTTCAATTATTGTTTCATATCCAGTATACATTTTGCTTATATCATTTGTGAATTTTCTATCTGCATCTTTCTTGTATTTATTAGTGTAATAATTTAC